AATATCGTTGAAGCCACCTTGCGCTTTAGTGGATCCTCTCCATGGTAATATCCAAGAATGATCTCAGCCTTCTTTTGAAGGTATGGATTGTCCTCAGACCAACGGAACGCATCCTCAATCTGCTCAGAGGATGTTAAGGTTGAGAACACCGATGAGTAGCTCTTGGCGTGCACTGACTCCATGAAAGCAATGTTGGTGATAACTGCTTCTTCGTGCTGAGTGATAGCATCTGGAAGAATGCTCATTGACCCTACCGTGCCCTGGATAGTATCCAGCATAGTTAAACCAGTGAACACTCTCATAGTGAGAAGCTTTTCATTATCCCTAAGTGTTGACCAGGACTGAATGTCATTGGAAATGGGCACCTTCTCTGGCAGCCAAAAGTTGGAAGTCAGTCGATTCCATACGTCTAGGTCAATCGGGTCTTCAACTTTGTTCCAGTTAATGGGTCTTGTAATCATAGATTGGGGCTCCTTGTAGATGTAAAGTATACCATAGGATTCTTCATTATAGCTGGCAACTTACACAGCCTTCCATGTCAGTTCCCTCTAAGGCGTCCTGCCTAATTCTAATGTAATAAATGGTTTTGATACCCTTCTTCCATGCGTAAATCTGTGCTCGGTTGACATCTCTGGTGGTTGCACTGTCCTTGAAGAACAGGGTCAGAGATAGCCCTTGGTCAACGTGCTGGGTTGCAGCTGCGTAGACATCGATAACTTTCTCTGGACCAATTTCATAGGCATCCATAAAGTACTGTCGGTTGTCATCTGTCATGTGAGGAGCTGGGTAATAGACCCTACCCATCTTTCCTTCTTTACGAATCTCAACCTGAGCTGCGATAGGGTGGATAGAAGACGTTGAGTTATTTACATAACTGATAGATCCTGTAGGAGGAACCGCTTGTAGATTCTGGTTGTAGATACCGTGCTCCATTACGGAAGCCTTAAGCTCTTCCCAGTCTTTCTTTTTAGGAATCTTAATCTTGGCATCTTTAAATAACTTAGTAACCTTCTCTGTAGCTGGCTCCCACTTCTGAGTGGTGTACTTGTCAAAGAAAGATCCATCCGCATACTTGGAGTTCTTGAACCCCTCAAACGGTGACTTAGTCTCTATGGAAATCTGGTTAGATGCTTTTAAGGCATGGTACAGTACCGTCAAGAAGTAGATGTTAGTGAAGTCCAGGGACTCTTCATCTCCGTAATACATTTCCTCTTTTCCAAAGTAACCGTGCAGGTTCATTTGCCCAAGACCAATAGCCCTAGACTTACGATTACCTTCCGCAACAGACATCACAGAGTCTATGTAGGAGAGCTCTGAGACCGCTGTGAGGGACCTTACAGCCACTTCAATGGTCTTACCAAAGTCTGGAGATTCCATGGCCTTAGCTATGTTTAATGATCCTAAGTTACATGAGATATCTTTTCCAATGTCTTTGTAGCTCATGTCATTGTTATAAGTTGTAGGAGTGTTTACCTGTAGGATTTCAGAACAAAGGTTGGACATGTTGATCCTACCCTCGATGGGGTTGGATTCATTTACAGTGTCTTCGTATACGATGTAAGGATACCCAGATTCAAACTGAAGTTCCGCAATACGTTGGAATAGCTCTCGAGCTTTGATCTTAGTCTTCTTAATCCTAGAATCATCAACCATCTCTTGGTACTTCTCAGTGATAGAGATGTCCATCATTGGGACACCGTAAACACGCTCTACGTCATAAGGAGAGAACAAGTACATGTCTTCTCCGTTCTTGGCTAGCTCAAGGGTGATGTCAGGAATAACCACACCGATTGAGAGGGTCTTGATCCGAGTCTTCTCGTCTGCGTTCTCTTTCTTTGTGTCTAAGAACTTCATGATATCTGGGTGGTGAGCATTTAGGTAAACCGCACCAGCGCCCTGACGAGCACCAAGCTGGTTTGCATAAGAGAATGCATCCTCTAGCATCTTCATCACTGGGATAATTCCAGATGACTGGTTCTGGATTTTCTTGATTGGAGCTCCATACTCACGGACATTGGTGAGGTTAAGACCCACTCCACCACCACGCTTTGAAAGCTGGAGGGATGAAGTTACCGCACGAGCAATTGATTCCATGTTATCTTCTACCCTGAGTAGGAAGCAAGAAACGTACTCTCCACGCTGAGCCTTACCTGCGTTGAGGAAGGTTGGAGTCGCTGGTTGGAAGCGTCCCGAAAGAATCTCGTCTACTACACTCTTTGCTGTCTCGGTATTTCCTCTTCCGAGCATGAGACCATTCATTACGACTCGGTCTTCGAATCGCTCAAGGTAGCGTTCTCCGTCGAAAGTCTTTAGTGCATACTGGGTGTAAAACTTGTAGGCACCGACAAAGGTTGGAAACCTGAACTTGTGAGCATAGGCGTGTTTAAAGATGTCTTTTACGTCTTCTGCAGAGTAACTGGACAACAGTGGCTGGTCGTAGTAATCATTCTCAACTAAGTAGTCAAGCTTCTCTTCGAGGGAGTGAAAGAAGACTGTGTTAAGATTAACATGGTCCAAGAAGTATGCCTTAGCTGCTTCTTTGTCTTTTCCAAACTGGATCTTGCCGTTTGCATCATACATGTTTAGCATGGCGTTGAGTTCGTGGTAACTAATTTTATTCTCCATAGAGCATCTCCAACCTATCTTTGACCTTTTCTAAGTCATCTTGTGTACCGAATATTTCTACCTTGGCAATGAGCGGTACTCCTGTTTTGCTAGATATCATGTGCGCTGCTTTACAAAAGTCTTCTCCAAAGTTGGTATTGCCGAAGCCAACTACCCCCTGGAGATGTTCACGATTGTTTCTGTTATTTAAGAATCTTCGAACTTGTCTTGGGATTGCGTGTGTATCACTACCGCTACCATAAGTCGGTACAAACAATACATAAGGGCTATCCATAAGAAGGACCCCGTCACTGCTAGACTTAATAGGAATAGGAATAGAGCTTCCATTTAGCTTCTCCGCAAATCTCTTGGTGTTTCCTGAATAGTTTGAAAAATATACAATTTTAATAGACATATACAAGCCTTTGGTTATAACATATTGAATTGACTTAGGTATTCATCAATTTGTTTTTCGCTAGGTTTATAGTGTATCACATTATTAGTTTTTTCCCCAGCCGTGAGCTCGAGTGGCCTATCCTTAAAGGAATGAATCTCAACTTCTTGGTTAAGGTTCTTTGGTGTGTGAGCTATGGCACCATAGATTGCTCCGCAAACTGCGTCTGCAAGGTCTTTGGAGGATTTTCTAGGGTGGTCAACCTTGTTCCCCTTCATAATCTTAAGCTCTGTAAGCTCTTCGAACAAGAGATCAATAGCAGGCATAGCAAGTCTTTCCTCATAGATTAACATTGCCATGTCTTCGTAATGTTTCTTAGCGACTGAGACTGTCTCGGTTCTTATGCCTACCTGCTTTAGCTCGTTCTGAATATCAAATGACTGCCAACGGTCAAAGCTAACCATTCCTATGTCGAACCCTATCCTCCTAAGGTTTTGAATCCACTGCTTGACCTCGGATAGATCCACTGGACCCTCCACCTTAGGCTCCCAGTAAGCTACAGCATCGACAACTACTACAGGGGCGACCTGTTCGTAGTCTTTAATTACCTGAATATTTACCCACTTCTCTACGTGAGCTATAGCTACGGCACACTTGTCATGCCTTTGGGCGAGGTCGGCGTGAACAAAATACTTCTTGGTAGGGTCAGGGATAAAGGTGTCATCAAATCTTCTGAACTGGTCTAAGGGATTTCTGATTGTCATGGCGTCCTGGACCTTGTCACGCTGCTTGAAGAATGCGTCGGAAGCAAACGTAGGGACACAAGCAAACCTCTGCATGGCGTCGCCAAGATCTGTGTAAAAGGAAACCTTAAAGTCATCAATGCTTCGAGTAGGGTTTATCACCCAGGTTGGTCTCTTAAGTGCAAACATCCCTGGGAATTTATAACTTATGATTGTGTCTTCGTCCCAAGAAATTTCTAGAGAGTTTCCTGCAGCGTCGGCTGGCAGCTCTTCGTTCATGACAAACGTGTGGTGCTTGGTTATAACTTCTTTCTCAGCAATGACATCATCATACCTTTGAGAGATAAAGTCTCCTGGGTAACGGGGAAAGGACAGCAGGGCTACTTTTCCCAAGTCTGGAAATCTAGAATCAACTGAGGCACGGAAGGCTTTATATATGTTGTCTGCGGTCTTACCTTGGTCATTGCCAGTTCCTACCTCAGCAGCGAAGCCTGAGATCTCGTCCAGTACTGCAAGCAATAGGTTTAGTCCCTCGTGAGACTCACGCTCTGAGTGACCAGAGTAAACTGTTATGGAGTGATCAAACTCTATGCTATCCATCTTTGAATAGTACTTTCCTTGGAACCAAGGAGATCTTTCAATCTTAGATTTAAATCCCTTGAAGAAAACGTTCTTTGCCTGCTGAGCGTTGATAGCAATGTTAATAATGTCTATAGCGTCTCCAGCTGGCTTTCCGAAGTATCTTGCTGGGTCCTTTAGGCATAGAAGCTTGTACACAATGTATGCACAGGCTACAGTAGAGGTAAAGTCTTTTCCGCTACCCTTTCCAAGCTGTAAGATAACCTCATTCTTAGTATATTTTTTGTAGTACTGACTTCCCTCTTCGAATCCCATCAGGGAAACAAGATCTGCTTTCCTGTATATTTGACTCATAGCTTCTACGATGTCATACTGGCTAGGAGATAGGGGAGGCAACCCCAGGAAGTCTACTCCCTCTGCAAAGGTCTTTGCATCTACGGGTATCTCTGCAAAGGGTGTGTCCTCAAGGGCTTCTAAGAAATCATCAAACATTATTCATTCACAATCGTTATTGTCTCTCCTGGCTTTGTAGCATGAGATAGACGAGCCATGATCTTATCCCTGATCTCTGGATGCTGTGAAGCAACATCTTTTAATATCTGAATAAGAATCTGCTGGCGTTCTTCAATTTCAACCATCTCTTCTGCTAATTCTTTATTTTCTAGCAGTCCAGCTTTCTGAAGCATATCTATACGACGAGACTCTAGATCCATGACTAACTTGATACCTCCAGTTTTGGCCTGTAGGTTTCCCATCATGGTAGACTCGTCAATAACTTCGTAGGCTTTTTCTATAAGCTTAGAGTAATGGGTGTCTGCACCGACAAGAGCTTCCTTAGCTCTAGCACGGATAGCAGCGTTGTCTGAAGCCATTGCTCGCCACTCATTGATATACCCAACTACCTTTTGCCTAGGCATGGCCAAGTCTTTAGATATCTTGGTGGGATCGCTACCCTTTAAGTACTCCGTAACTACAGAGTTAACTTGATCCAGGTGTACTACTAAATCAGATTCCGTTGACACGCTTGGCTCTCTTTCCTCTTTGAGGCACTCTCTTAATTCTGTCTATCTTAAACGCTCTAAAAGCTGAGGCTTGGCCACGAATCATCTCAAAGGTGTCTATCCATTGAGCCCCAGTCTCTGTGTTGGTAGTTAGTCCACGAACCTTAAACTTTGTCCCATATTCGCCCTTAACCTTTACGAGGTCACCAGCAGTTATTAGAAAGCCGTTGAGCTCAAAGCTGGGTTTCGTTTCAAAGATACTGTGGTGAACTACGGTTGATAGCTTGCGTCTACCCATTATGATCTCTCCTTTGCGATCTTTAATAGTACCAGATATCCGATTAGGTCGTCGATCTCGTTGTCGCCAGGCCAGTCGTGACCGTTCTGAATCCTTGATAGCTTGTCGTCAATTCGAACCAAAAGTTGCTCAACGTTGTCTGACTTGGAGAAGATCCTGCTGGGGTGCAATGCTGAGTCACCGTAGGATCGATTCTTAGCCACTAGGAGTTCTTTTACCTGGTTAGCTACCCGTTCAATATCTTGTTCTGTTTGTAAGCTCATCTACGTGATTTCCTTAATCCGTGTTTTGCAAGATATACATATATGGTTTCAAGACTGGCTCCACACTCTTTTGCAATCTCTTGTGGTGTCTTTTTATCCATTACGTATCGCTTCGTTAGCCACACCTTGCTTGTATATAGTTTAGCCATTTTTGTCCTTGTTGTCAAGTCCCTAACTTATCCCAGTTATTGATAGCATAGTGTCCCACACCTACGGCATCGGCTACATCATTATCAGTAATGGTTTTATTATAGTGGATGTTTACTAGTCTGATTGTTCTTTGCTTCCTGAAATCTCTGTCATATGCCTTGTACCAGGAAGTAGACTTCTCTGGGAACTCTTTCATGATGGCAAGCTTTTCTTCTTGGCTAAGCTTCTTGTTTCCAAGATATGTTTGCCAAGCGATGGGATTGATTGACCCTGCCGTTGGAACTCCACTCTGGCCTGCAGCTCCTAGCATAGCTCCCTGCACTAAGGCTAAGTCAGCAGCTGTTTTTGGACTATTAATAAAGATCGTATGTTCTATAACTATTGCATCTATCTCAAATAGCTTAAAGAATGATCCTGACTTCTTTGCTGCGTCAACGAGTTTTTCGTATGCGTTGTTGCCTTCGAATTCAATCTTGCCTACGTGTGTCAGCTTTACATCATCGAAGATTGCAAAAGCAAGGCTATTTGTGCTAGCGTCAATTGAGCAGATTCTCCTTGGCTTAGGCCTAGTATTAATCTTCTTTTTTGACAGCTTGACTATCTTTTCCATTTGCCAACCCCTTCAGGTCTTTTATAGCGATGCCAAGATCTTTTGGATTTATGGTGCACCGTGCACAAACTGGGTCATCGTTATAGATAGAAAGATTGGCATTACAATTTTTGCACAACCTTGTTTTGCCAATCCTTCTATTGGTTCTAGTCTGCACATATCGTGCTGCTATTTTTTCTTTTGTGGCTGCCTCACGGCATTCTACCGAGCAATAAACTTGATAGGATATTACGGAGGCAAAGGTGTTATCACACCACTGACAGTGCTTGCTCTTCATTTATAGGCTCCAGGGATAATAGTTTGATGTCTCCCTTGCCAGCAAGATCGCAAGTAGCCTTTACAGGGCATGTCTTGCAAATCCTTGAGTTTGACCTGTAGTTCTTTTCAGGCAATGTCCTGTCTGTCCATGCCTTACGAACTGACCTTAACCAGTCAAACGTGCCATTAACCCACTTAATGTAATAATCGTTGAGGACTACTGGTAAAATCAGTAGCTCATGATTGTTTTTGTTTTCATAAATAAGGACTGCTTCTTCCTTACCTAAGATTTTCATGTAAATTAGAAGCTGTACTAGGTGACCAGTCTTAGGTCTTCCTGCTGCCTTACGATACTCGAATCCCTCATTAGGCATAGTCTTGATCTCACCCAATAGTTCTTTACCGTCTACGTTTAGAATAACGTCTCCAAACCCAAAGATGGGTGGATCGTTAGCTGTAATCCTAAACTCAGAGTCAACCAAAAAGTCTGGGACGTTGCCCATAGCTTCCTGTATTCTCTCGTGAGATTTTGTACCAGCTGTCATGTTAGCTCCACCGTAGGCATCGGCACTGTCGCTAAAAGTTGTACCGTCAAAAGCTATGTACCAGTATCTAGGACATTCTCCGTGGCCGTAAGCTACGGTAGATGGAGCAAAGGTTTTCTTCTGGGTGTGCTTGGACACACGCTTAATTGTATATCCAGTCTTAATCTTTTCACTTAGGGCATCAACGTCAACGAACGACCTCTTGTAGGCAGTTGCTTCCGAAGCCTTTATCATAATTTGATCTAGTAAGTTTTTAGCCATAACGTGTTTAGCGAATAATATACTTGAGTGCAGATACAAGATTGTTAATTGATTCTGCTGCTGTGAAGTAGATGTTCTTCTTCGCTCTATCTCCTTTATCTACGTTTACCATCCAGGTAGCCCTGAAGGACATTTTTGCTGCAATTGCTTGCAGCCTAACAATTTCTATTACCGCAACATTCATGGGAATGTCTGGTCTCAACACTAACTTTGATATGGTCACTAAGGCTTTTGTCAGCTCTTCGTCTTCCATGAAATCTGCGATCTCACTTAGCCCATTGAGCATATCAATTGTTGTAGTTTCTTTATCCATTAGTTAACTTTCATTATTGTATATCTGTATTAGTTTATCACACCTTGCTATCAATGGCAAGTAGTGCTCATCTCCTAGAGAGTTTTGCTCATCATCGACAAACGAATAATGACAAAATACCATGTCCAGGTATTGCCCCTCTAGAAAAGTAGTCTTGGGCCTCCAGTGAATTTGGTGGGTTCCTGCAAAAGTTAAGGCTTGGTTATTTTCTAAAGTAAACTCCGAGCCTTCTACTGAGATTGGCCATAGAACGTTACCGCCAATCTGAAGATCAAAGGTTAGCCTTTGCTCCTTAAACCCTGAATCTAAATGTGGCTGAAGTCTAGGAGATAGCTCGTGACTATACCTGGCAAAAGAAAGCTCTCTAAGCTCAAGGCCTCTTTTTGTAGTGGATTGGGCTACTGATGTAAGCTTGTCTACTACGCTCTGGGGCAACCAGCTATGGTATGCTCTGTGACCTATATGGTTTATTACCTGTGTCTTATCTACTGGTGTGTTATTTATGTGCTCATATACCGAATAGATCTCAGCATCGGACAAGACGTTAGATATAATTAGATTTTGCTGAATAGTCATAATAACTATTATACACTATCCAACGAACCGTGAGTGTTTGTGTCATAACCCAGGGCCGTGCCTAACTGATTATACAGTGACCATGCGCTTTGCATCTTGGGCTCATTGGAAAGAGCTTTGTGGTATGCTGCAATCCTACCCTGAAACTTTAAGGGGTCAAGAGGGAAATCTTGATTTAAGAATCTCCAATCTGTTAGGGGAGAGTAATCAAAAGTAAGGATTTTTACGAACTCCCCTTCTTTCCAGTTACGCTTTGGCCTGAAGTGAGGCTGATTTACTGCACTAAACATTATGGCATCTCCGACCTTTAGATCGTAGGACTTGCCATCAATATAAATCTCCCAATCAATGTTTCCGTCTAGCATGTAGTTAAACGTAACCAGTGTCTCAGTGTTGTCTATATGTGGAGGTAGGGAGGGAGCATATTTCCCATCTCCATGAACTGGGTTGTAGTCTATGTAACTGTAGTGGCATAGCTTAATTTCATCTTGGTGTAGGTGCTTGGCATACTTGTCCATGGTTAATTCGAGGTCCACTGGGGCTAAGAACTCTACCATCTCTCTGGACATGTGAGAAACTTTCTTTGGGTCATACCAGTTTTTACCACGGTATTCTTCTTGTCCACCTGGAACAAGGTAATGTTCTGGTTTTGCGTTAAGAAGGTTTTCTATGATAGCTTTGACCCTGTCTACCTGATCTTCAGAGAATGGCTTTTCCACGTAGATTGGCAAGGTTTCATTGAACTTACTCATATTTGTTAGGTAATCCCACATGCCAGGGGCAGTAAATTTATTCATACTATTAGTATACACCCTTAACTAGCTGGTCTAAGATCTCAAACTCAATAACTGCAAGCCTGACCTTCTGGTTTCCTTCTCCTAGCACAAGGATGAGAGCTGGGTCTTTGCCCTGTGTCATAGCGTCTGTTACAGCTTTGGCCCAGATGTCTTTGTTTACGGTTATGCCTTTAGGATACTCCTTAAAGTCAACAACGAAGTTTTCCCAGCTAGCATCACCCTTGACCATGTTTCGTCCTGAGTTCTTGTGCTGCTTAGCACCAATGCGCTTTGACTCTCCTCGTTCACTCATAATTTTTCCTGCTTTTCTTTTGAGCAAAAGACACAGAAGACAAGTGCCTCTCAGGGCACAGCCAGGTAGTTTCTTTTGTATCTACATAAAGCCTAAGGCTTTTGACTATTACCTTGCATGTATGGCATGGGAACTCACCAACGATGATCTCATACTTCCCGTTAGCCAAGGATCTTCCCCCTTAACTCTTCTTGGTACTCTGGGTTTTCTTTTACGTACTTGATAAAGGCATCTCTACCCTGAGCTTTTTCACCGTTAGGAAGCTTGTACCAAGCTCCTCCACGCTCTGTTAGCCCCATCATCTCTGCTGTGTCTACTAGGTCTCCAACGGTATCTATTCCTATAAGGTCTCCCTTAAAGTAGAAGTCGTACTCTGCGGTCTCTCCTGGAGCAGATGTCTTTGAGTGGGTTACTTCCCAGCGCACCTTTCGGCCAACCTTCTGCTCGATAAGCTTGTCTCCTACGGGAATCTTATGCTTGATAGCATTGTTATCAGAAGTTGAAGAGAATAGCTTTATGATTGTCGAGGACATGAACTGAGTAGTCTGACCACCAGATGGCTGCTGAGTAGCATACAGCCCACCAATGTTAGTCCTAGACTGAGAAATTGCCATGATCAGTGCTGGCTTTTCTCTGTTGTTCGCATAGTTGATCATTAACCAAGCATGCTTCAAGTCTTTAGATTCTGCACCTATCTGCTTTGTATTCTCCAGCTGCTTTAGCTCATCAGAATCTTTTTCAAAGTATACCGCTGGCAGAAGAGAACTAATACTATCAATGACAATCATATCGACTCCTGCATTTAGAAGACCGACTACTACATCGACCATGTCGTTAGTGCTTCTGGCCTCAGAGTATATTAACTGTGAGGTGTCTACTCCTAGAGCCATTGCCCACTCTTCATCGTAAGACATCTCGGCATCTACCCATGCGCAAAGCTTTCCATCCTTCTGTGCCATCGCTACTGTCTGAAGACATAAAGATGACTTGGCACTGGACTTGCTACCCCAGAGAAGAACCTGCCTTCCATAAGGCAGTCCGCCACCTAAGGCCTTATTCAGGCCCATACTAGGGGTAGCCTGGAATTCAGTTTTAATGCCAATACCTGACGCAACCTTCTTCCTAAGCTTCGGGTTGAGCATTGCTAGAGCTTCTTCAAACGTTGTCATCTAATACATCCTCCAAAATAATTGTTCCATCTTTGGTTTTTCCTAGAGAGAACCTATAAGCTGTTCCTTCTTTAATCTTCATGTATGCCTTTGGAAATGCCGTAGGAAATACAGTGACTGGGTGGAGGTCACGTGAAGCATCGGCAAGGGTGAGGGATCCCATTTTCTTGCCTGCTTTCGTAACCCTGGTGTTAAATGCTACAACGTACAACTCATCGTCCTTAAAGGGCAATGTCTTGTAGTTTAAGAACCTAATAATTGAGGCCTTAGAATCATTTATCTCAGCTGCTGGTATAGCTGTAACAATTCTGTTATCACTTGCTAACAACAGGTAAGTCTGTCCTGGCTCAATAGTGGTGTCCTCATCGTCAAAGATACCTACGCTTCCAGTTTTATCCAAAAGCTCTACCCTAGACCAACCCTTTCCACGCTTTATGCTCTTGACCATTCCCATTAAGACAAAAGATCCCTTTTCTTCGAAGTCACATACCTCGTCCATAAAGGCGTGGTAGTGCGAAGGCACAGGAATATTAAACTCTGGCAAGTTTAAGTACTCGTATAGATTCTCTTTAATCTCTTCGTCATTCCTAGGATTATCATCGAAGGTTGCTCCTCCAATAATCTTTAGAGATGATAGGGCTCTAGTGTTTACCCCGTTACCCTTTGAGGTTGTGAATTCCTGAAGTTCCTTGTACGATGAAAATGGCCTGGCTTCCATAAACTTTCCAGCAATGTTGTCGGATATATACTTTATAGCGGTTAGACCAAATCTTATTCCTTTGCCTTCAATTTTAAAGTCGGCATCAGAGTCGTTTATGTGAGGAAGCCTTACGGGAATATTCATACGCTTAGCCTCGATAAGATACTCAGTCCTGGCATCCTTATCTTTTTCATTCTTGAGCACTGAATACATGAACTCTAGAGGATAGACATACTTTAGCCATGCAGTCCAGTATGAGAGCGTCGAGTAAGCCACGGCGTGAGACTTATTGAAAGAGTATCCTGCGTGGGCCTCAAAGTCGCTCCAGAGGTCTCCTGCGACGTTTGGGGATACAAACTGAGATGCTCCCTTTACAAACTTATCCCTAAACTGGTCAAACTCTTTGGCATCCTTCTTTTTTCCAATGATCTTACGAACAGTGTCTGCTTCTGCCATTGTCATTCCTCCAAGGTGGACACACGCTTGCATGACCTGCTCCTGGTACAAGATACAACCATAAGTCTCTTCCGTGAACTCCTTGAACACTTTGTGGTGGTAGCTAATACTCTGCCTACCCTGCTTGCGAGCAATGTAATCTTTACCAATAGTATTTGCAGCGCCAGGGCGGACCAAGGCATTAGAAGCTGCTAGCTCTGAGAAGTTCTTCACCCCCATCTTAACTAGAAGATTTGTATATGGAGTTGCTTCACACTGGAAGACACCCTTTGTGTGACCATCGGACAGCATGGCGTATACATTTTTGTCATCCATATCTATATCATGGAGGTCAATCTTCTTACCAGTCCTACTAGCGACAATCTTAAGTGTATCCTGAATCACGGACAGAGTCTTGAGGCCTAGAGCGTCAATCTTAATTAGACCAATTCTCTCTGCCTCAGCCATGTCTACAGCGACTACAGGAATTCTTTCTTTAGTTCCTGGAGAGGTTCTTGTTTCTAGAGGGGCATATTTAAATATTGGCTCCTTAGAAGTTACAACACCAGCAGCGTGAATTCCTGTGCCTCGGATCCGACCACGGAGTTGGTTACCATATACCTCTACCTCTGGATACTTTTCACGAAACCACGCAGACTGCTTAGACATAGTAAAGTCTTCCCAGTCATCGACAAGTTTAAGAAGCTTGTTCACATCCATCAAGGGGATATTGAGGACACGTGAAATGTCTCTAATCATTCCCTTACCACGAAACTCGAGGAAGGTCGCAATAGATGCCACGTGGCGATACTGCCTAGTCAGGTAATCCTTAACTTCTTCTCTTCTGGTGTCCTGAATGTCAGTATCAATATCTGGGAAGTCATTACGGTCTGGGTTAATAAACCTAAAGAATAGGAGCCCATGAACTATAGGATCTATATCTGTAATCTCTAGAGCATAGCAAAGCAAAGAGCCAGCAGCAGAGCCTCGACCAGGCCCAACCATGATATCTTCTTTCTTAGCCCAAGCAATCATAGACCTTACGACTAGGAAGTAAGGACCAAACTTCTTGTCCTTAATAACTTTCAGCTCTACATCCAAACGGTCAAGGTACTCTTGGTTTGTATCTAGGCCTCTGATCTTTAGTCCTGCAATTGCTAGGTCATAAAGTTCTTTGTCTGGGTTCTGATACTGTACTGGCAAGAGGTCTTGGTGGTCTCTAATGTCGTAGTCTTCTACCTTTGCAACAATGTCTCTAGTTGCTTGGTACATGTCTTCTCGGTCAATACCCTGAGCCTTCATGGCTGTGTGCATCTCTTCGTCAGACAGTAGGTATATATCAAATCGCTTAAAGGTCATTGGGCGATCTGCGCCGTACAGGTAATCTAGACGGTCGTTTAGCTTCTCGTGCTTAGTTGACTTCTCATAAGTAACATCTTTAAGAGTCTTATTAGAGTAGGAATTTAGGATTAACTTTAGCTCCTGGACGTCTTTCTGCCCTGGATCTGAGTGGTGGCAATCAGGTGTGACTACTGGAGTGACTCCAAACTCATCTGCGAGTGCCAAAAGAGTCTTGTTGATCTCTGGTGGGTTGTGAGGCATTACCTCTATGTAGTAGTCATCTCCAAAAGTCTTCTTGCACCACTGGACATGCTCTTTTGCGTAGGCTAGCTCGTCGGCCTCGATAGCTTTTGCTAGGACACCAGAGAGACATCCAGAGGTTACGATCAGTCCTTCTTTGTACTGTTCCAGTATTACCCAGTCAATACGAGGCTTACGATAAAATCCTTCAGTCCAAGCAAGTTCGTTTAGCTTATTTAGGTTCTCTAAACCCTTGTCATTCTTTGCAATAATAATTAGGTGGTTGTAGTTCAGGTCTAGTGGATCATTCAAGTGCTTCTTGTCTTCGTGGAGAAGGCGATCCTTAGTAATGTATCCCTCGATTCCGAGGATGGGCTTGATGCCTGCTGCCTTTGCAGCACGATACATCTCACGGTGTCCAGAGAGACTTCCGTGGTCGGTAATGGCAATGGCTGGCATACCCAGCTCTACGGCTCTGTCGACATACTCTTGTGGAGTAGCAATACCGTCGAATAGTGAATAGTGCGTGTGTACGTGTAGTCCAGCGTAACTCATTGATTTCCTTCTATGTTTTGTATTATTAAGATTATGACACAGTTGTTTGTTATTGTCAAGGGGCTGAAGAGAGACAAAAATGGGGGCAGCGTGATTGCTACCCCCAAGAATGTTAGTTAATTACCAATCAATGTTGGCGGATGTGACTGATGGCTGATCAAAGCCTAGGTAGAAGGCTTCTTGTTCTGCATAAGGAACTTCCCGAACAACCTTCTCTAGGTCTGGAAGCTCAAGGTCAGGCCATGTGTACGGCTCTGAGTCTGGCTTTGTAGGAAGGAGCGTGTAGTTAGTCTCAGTTCCGACTCCGTTACGCTTTAGCTTCCACTCCAGGTTTGACACGCTACCAGTTTCTAGGGCGTACTCCCGAATCGTGTTAAAGGCTGATTGCTTCGAGACACCCTGAGACCATACGGCTACGTAAGGCTCTTCCATTCCATCGTCCATAAGAACGTTGCAGTAAAAGCGGAGCTTGTTTCTCCAACCAGCTTTAGGCTCTTTACGAGACATCTCACAAGCAAAGCAGCGACCTTCTGTTTCCTGGGTACAAGCAGCTTTTCGCTTGTAGTCTTTTGGATTGGTGTGCTCTGAAATAACTACTGACAGTCCCCTGTCATCGTTATAGTTTGCTGATTCTGTGTCAAGCTCTTCTACAAAACGGATCTTTGCTGCTTGACCGTCTGCTAGTTTTACCCAACGGATCTTCTGACCTGTTGATTCATACTTTGGCTTATCAAGTATTGCATTGATATCTTTTAGCCCTTTGATTACGCTCATGGTTTTCTCCTGTTAGTTTTTCAGTTGTTTTTATTGTAGCATGCCCTCTATAGATTTGTCAAACGCAATGTCTAACTTTTTAATCTCTTCGTCTGGCATGTCTCCAACGTCTTTATATTTTTTGTCTATCTTTATTACGGATACACGGCCCTTAAGCTTATCTTGAAGCTTAGTTACCATATTCCCCCCTGCCTCATCGTTATCTGCAATAACAAAAATATTATTGAAGTACTTTTGAAGAAGTCCTATTTGTATTGAGGATACGTTAGATCCTAGAGTAGCAACTGCTGGTAGGCCACACTGATCAAGCCTAATGACATCAAAGGATGACTCGACAACATACACACTGTTGGATGTTTTTATCCTATGAAGGTTGAACAATACTTTACTTTTTGGCAGACCTGGAGTGTTCTTAAATGACTTCCCCTCTACCGACCTACCCACAAACCCAATGCTAGTTCCGTCTGGTGCTGCGACTGGGACTGTCACCATGTCCTGCCTCTCAGAGAATCCAAGTCTAAACTTTCGCATAGACTCTTCTGTAATTTTTCTACCAGAAAAGTATTCCTTAGCTCGTGTGGACTCTAAAGCTTCTGAGGAGAGCCTTATGATCTGAAGGTCGTCGTAGGGAACATATAGGGGCTTTACGTATAGCTGCCTGTCAATCTCCATAGCGAGATTAATCTCAGTCTCTTTACTCTTAATAAATCTAGCAGACTCAAAATATGTTCTGGAGGATGTGTGCATGACTAGCTCTATCAAGTCTGCAACTTTGTGACATGAAAAACAAAAGAAGGTTCCCTTTGATTTATCGACTTCTCCAGCTGGGGTGCGATGGTTTGGATGGAATGGGCAAAAAAGGAGAAAGTCTACGTCGACTTCACCCTCTATAGTTAGGCCTGCTCCTGTGAGAACTCGTTTGATTTGCTCTTCGGAGTATAGATGACCTGTGTTGCGTTTACTGACTCTATCCATTCACTCTTTTTCTTTCCTGTGTATATTCCATATAGTGTTAGTTCGAAGTTGTAGTACTCTGTTTTTTCATTATACCCTATTGTGAAGTCTGGGTCAATATCTACTCTTTGTACATAGCCAGAAAGTCTCATCTCGCTTTTTAGTAAGTTTACGTATTCTATTTTTAATCTTATGAAAGAGGCATCGTCGTGAATTGTTCCCTCTAACGAGAACTTCTTTATCGGCTTGTGATGCAAGTAATCCATGCATCTATTATACTAGCTTTCTTGATAGTCTTTGTACTTATACCAACCTTTATCAAAATCAGCTTGAACTAAAAACTCGCCCATGAACCCATTACGGTTCTTTCTGAACACACATTCTATGACATCGGAGTTAGGTCCCCTACCCAGAGCAAGCACCCAGTCGGCATCGTAGGCGATTTGACGGCTCCAGGCAGTTTGACCTAGGGTTGGGACTGTGTCTAGCTTGGTGACGTCGTCAGGGGTCGCTGAGGATATAGCCAGGATTGGGATCTCCTCTGAAATAGCCATTAGCTTCAGCTCACGAGAAAGATTCTTCATTCTTACAGTCTCATTCTCAGATTTCTGGTTAGGAGACATTAGCTGAAGGTAGTCAACAATAATAAAATCTGGCTTGTACTGGTCAATCTTTCCACGAAGAACTGATGGGGTTACTTCTCCACCAGAGTCATTAGATATGATATGAAACTCAGGCTTGCCCTCAAGCTTGCTCTTGTGCCAATTCTTAAGATCTTCAATCTCAATTTCACCAGCAGATAGCTTACGATGAGACCAGAGCCCTTCACCCATAATTGTAAATACACGATTACGAACTTCTGTCTCGCTCATCTCTAGGCTTACTACCATAGGAGTCTTACCGAGCTTCCATGCCTGTACCGCAAAGTATAGGGACAACCAAGACTTGCCGATACCTGGATACGCAAGGAACACTCCTAGTTGCCCAGGGGTAATCCCTGCTGGGAGGTAATCGTCAAATCCTGGCAAGCCAGTTCTGATTCCCTGGATACCCAAGGCAGCCATCTTCTTTGCGTTTTCGTAATAGGCAACAGCATCTCCGAGGTCAGTAGCATCAATGTCTCGGACGGTGGATGCGTTTTTCTTTAACTCTGCAGTCTTTGAAATTAAAAGCTCTAAGGCTTCTGGAGACTTATCTGACTGAATGTCTGCTGCTGCATTACGGATAAGCTCTTTAAGGCTTGAGTTCATAAACTCAGACTGTAGCTCTTCTAGGTGATACTTTGTTGCTCCGATGCCGTCCTCTGGAATAAAGTCTCTAAACTTATCAACGACTAGATCAACAGGTGGAGTGGACCCGTTGCGCTCGAAATATGTTCTTATAAATTCCCAGATATCTCCGTGAGTTACCATCAAGTTCTGAACGTTCGCCTGTAGCAAAACGTGAACCTGCTTGTCTTTTAGGACTGCGGATATGACTTTGGACTCTGCGTTACTCACTTAACCACTTCTTCGCTGCAACTCTGCGTTGCTGTCTGTCGTATAAATCTTGCTGGTATTGATTACGCTTATCGTTAATGTTCTGTGCGTAATTTGCAAAATATTTCCATGTCGGATTTTGGGCTACTTCGAAGTAATAGTCTAGCAGATCATAACAGAATTGTAAACCGTAAGATTCTACTAGGGCATCTGAGGCCCATTGTTCTACGTTTAGGTTTAGTTGGGACCTTGCCTCATACTTCAAAGCGTGGAGCTTAGCGTATCGACTCAGCAAGGCAAACCTTTCCTTGCGGTCTGCCATTACTTGTTTTCTAGCTCAGCGGAGGCTTCCTTGACTTTTTCTGCCAGACGATCCTCTACGAATGCGTATACACGATCAAAGGCTTCTGTTGTGTTTTCGCCCTCACGCTTGTTATCTGTAATCTCTAGGTCAATACGTAACGATTGAAAGTTACCGAGGTTAAGAGTGTATCCTAGCCCAACTTTGACTTTGGTGATTTCGTTTTCCATAACAACTTCTCTCTCTAAATTGATTCAGACCAAACTGGAATGAATCTCCCATCTTCTGTTCTTGTATATGTCAGTATACCATCGCCCATTCGTCTTGTCAACTCTTGCTTATTGGGTGTCATGTTATTTGTGATCAACCCATCTTTGCGTGGCTGGCCGATGTGGTAGGATGCAAGTATATCACGAATCTCGTGGACTTGGGTTTCTGAGTAATAACTTCTTACTTGCCAAGCAGTGCCTCCCCCCTTTTGTGATCCAGTTGCTGGAGGGATGACGCCTCTCTTAACTAGAGATGGCATGTACTTTTTGTGTCGGTTAACTAGCTCTGCGGTCTGCCCTACAGTAAAAGCTTTCTTTCTATTCTTCTTAAAGTCTCCTATTAGGCAGCTTTCAATTCTATCTTCAACTATGTTATACACGGACATAATTCCGTTTGACTTGTTTATGTGGTGAGATCTTACTAGGTACCCGTTAAGAAACCAAACTCTCTTGCTACCAAGAATAGCTGGCTTAGAGTTATACTCCTCGTCCTCAATACTACCTTTACGATTCATAGTTTTATAGGGGTACGCCCACGGCAATGATATCAACCTTAGCTGCGATTGTACCACCAGTGTTGAAGGTAACGCTACCGTCCACTCTTGAAGTTGTAATACTAGTTATGATAACAGACATGTCTTGACCAGCCGATGTGCCCTCGATCAGAACAGGCGTAGCTGTTACGATTGGAGGATACTTATACTCGCCCTTGAATGAATAAGAAAACGCTTTGGAAGTCTTTGCTGTGATAGACGTCAAGGTTGGATATACCGCAATCTCACCTGCGGTAAGACGGGTTTCCGTCATAAGGATGTTCTGGGCTCCAGAGGTAGTATCTATGGAGGCATACTTATAAGTTGATGAAGACGCCAGGTTAGCAAGTTCGTTGATTGCTTCAACGATCTGATAGATGTACGATACGTCGAGAGGTTGTCCTCTTGTGGGTGTTGGTATTCTAGCCATAGTAGTTAATTATAGCACAAGGCGATGGCTATATGTCGTATAGCTTAAACTTTGGGATTTCTGTAGGGGGGTTAGTCTTGTGGTAGATTCTCACAGCGTTTGCTGTTGCAGAAGCAGGCTTTAAGATATTCGCATACGTTACAGGAGTTGATCCGTAAAACTCGTAGTCAGATCCGTTCCAGCTAACCCATATATCATAGTTGTTCACTAGCCTAACGTTCTCTTCGTCAATAACAATATTTACTGCATCCCAAGATACTGTGAGAATTGAACCTGACACGGTGAGAGCTGCTACACCCAAGTCATAAACGTAATCAGGGTCTAGGGAGTATACAGGTGACCACGCAGAGGTTCTGTTCTTATCTTCAGACACAACTCGAAACCTAAACAGATACCCCTCGGTTTCTGCGTTGATAGCTGGGAGCTGGGATGCTGGGAACTTGGCTTTTTTGATTGCCATTATTCTACCCCCAGGCCAAACCTAAACTCTACCAAGTTTGCCGTATTGGCAAATTTTGTAATTGGCGTAGCGTCCAAAGTCTGAATCACGGAGTATCCAGAAAGTCCATATAGAGGATTAAAGCTTGTTACGTTCTCAAGCCTAAGGCCGTCAAGAGCGATGTAGAAATCATTTGTGGCTACCCCACCCACCTCTGCGGAAGCGTAGACCTTAACTGTCGACACATTCTGCCAGGAAAAGCCTTCACTGGTACTCAGGTCATTTAGCTGAATAGTATAGTTAACATATCTGTCATTTGTAAAGTCATGCTTTTGGGTTGAGGCATCCGAGGAAGAGATGTCATCCACGACAACTTCCATCCTAGCCCAGTCTCCCGATTCTAGTGAAGTGTCTGCAGAGGTGAACTCAACTATAATCTTTACTGAGTCGGGAATGAGAGCTGAGTTAGCCTCTCTGTTGACTACAGAAAATACTAGCCTTAGCTCATCCTCTGGAGAGTTCTTATTGTAGTCTGCAGAAATACCTGTAATGTGTACATGGCTACCGCTGGTTGGTGTCAGGTGTGTTCCATCATAGGTTAAAGTGGAGGAGTTTCCTGCTATAAAAAGAGTACTGTTTAAGTACCTGGGGGTCTCGTTTCTACCTATCCTGGCAGTGTTAGACATTGTCTTATTGTCTGCGTTAGTAAAGAATGCATTAGCAGTTTGTACAATGTTATAAGTTGTTACTTCGTCTCCTAGAGATACCAAAATGTTTGGTATTTGAGAGACGGTTTCTCCTGTGTGCTGTTCCCAACTTTCGTTGCTGCTAAAGGCATAGACCATCCTGGAGTCGTAAGCTCCTGCTGAAGGGTTTGAGCCTGCTGAATAAACTCCAAGCTCGGTGATTTCGTACCTGTCAGAGGTCGGTAGCTCTGCCGTCAAAACTATCTTCGATACTCCATCATCCTGTACGTAACCCCTAGAGATTATGGGAACTCTGAACATCTCAAAGTCTAAGCTTGTCTTTACTGCAAATTCTTCTGAGGGGATTACGTCTGTTTTCAAGAGTGCGTTTGGTCCGCAACCTACTGCAATATACGAGGCATAGGCAGGTGCTTGGCCAATAAGATATTTGGCAAGTATAGTTTTTCCAGTATTAGTAATCATAGTTGTTCCTAGTATATTGTATCATTAAATAGCCTTGTAGATGAAATAACCTGGATCTCTACTTGCTCATCTTGGGAAATATTGTTTAAGTTTATGACGATATCTCCAGTAACATCCTCGAAGTATCCCACTGGGTACTCTTCTGTAGGAAGCTTTTCATCTATGTTAATTGCAAAGTTTTTAAAGAGCTCGTCAGAAGAGCCCGATAGGGGAACTAATGATCGAGGGCTATACTGCAAGGCTATACTGTTCATGTTTCTTATGGGCTGGTAGGACACATCTTGCCCGTTGAGCATGTCATGCCTACTAAGACTAATTAGCTCTTGCCCACCTATCTCTTCAAAGATTAGGTTTGTCATTAGCTCTATAGTTACTTCTGAACTATCAAGCATTAGGTCTATCGTAGCTGGCTTTAAAAAGTCTTCGCTGGATGTAGCATATGTCTTTGCAATAATCTGGGGAAGTTCTGGTGTTGCTGAAGCCATCTTATCCTACCTCACTTAGGTATAACATCATAGAGGAACTGTCTCCACTATTCTTTGTGTATGATATTGAGTATACTACAAGCTGAATAGTTTCTGGCAAGATTCTGTCCGTACCGTCAGAGTCTTTGTAGTATATGTTTACGATATCTCCCAGCTGTATCATAGGGTTAGGGAATATATCTACTCCTACAGCCAATCTCTCCTTAGATACTTTTGACATGACCCATGACATCATTGACCTTGCGTCTTCATTTGTCTGCAAGTAGTTTGCGTCAAGAGTGAACTCTCTTCTTCCATACTTCATTCTGCTATCTTTTATGTTCTTGTATTCTTCTTTTACTAATAGCGGAGACCTGATTTCTGGATCATTGACAAACGAGGTGTCTCTTAGGTCGCTGTGCTTTTGGTAGAACTCGTCTACGGATAATGCAGTCTGGCCTGACTGGGTAAAAGTAACACCCTGGATCCTTAGGTAGTTTCCACTTGTCTCATCTAGGACTAACTGTGTATCTGTAGCGTTAAAGATTAAGAACTCTGCCCCATAGGGGTTTCCTTGGAATCCAGATACCACGTAGCCTCTTAGCTTGTTAAACGTAGGAGATAGTCTGGCGTAGAGAGCTGGGTAAGCTTTATCATACTTTATGTCAAAGTAGGCTGCCTCTCTCATTATGGTCCCGAACTCATCGTAAAAAATATTGTACTTTGTTCCTGAGCTACTTATCCCAGACAGGTATGTCGACTGAACTAGACCAGAGATAGAATACTTTCTAAAGGCTTCGTTTGAGGTTATTGACTGAGTTCCAAAGGCAGTGGAGATTGGAGCATCAATCTTTGAAGAGGGGTTCTCTCCGTAGTTATTTGACAAAGCAAACACATGCTCAAACATGCACCGTGAGGAACCCCTGACAAACATAGACATGTTCTGATATACAGGAAGGGGGTCTTTATCATCTACGGTTGCAATTTGGGTTCCGTTGATGTATAAGTAAAACCTTCTGTAGGAAGCAAAGTCTTCATACTCTACTGCCAGGTCGTATACTGTGGTGTTTTCTTCTGCTAAAATTCTTCCTTGTCCAGTAAACTTGCCGTCATCGACTAGGACACTAGAGAGTCCGTTCCAAAGGTAGTGAGTCTGGAACTGTACCTTATTCCCTGATCCTGACTTTGTGCTTTTGTAAAAAGCTATGTTATAAATGTTTCCAGTGTCATAGTTCTCAATGTTTCTATCTGACAAGGCTGCTAGCTCAAAGTAGTATCCAGTTCCGTATGTTGGCTCTATCAGAACTCCTAGCCCACCTGATCCACCAGATATGGAGGCATCCTGATTTGCTGAGCCACCTGATACTGTATAGTATGGCATGCCTCCTGCTGGGGACTGAGAGGTTGTCTCGCTGTTTTCTATCTTGCCAATAATCCTCATTCGAGTCCCAAAGCTTGTCATTGAAGTTTCTCTTCCTGCAAGAGACTTGTAGACATAAGATACGTGGTTCTTTGACAGTTGGTCAGATGCAAGGCTAGGTCCGTTAAAGACCAAAGCTGAAGCTTGCAGGGTGTCTGGGCTATAGAGAGCTTGGGAGTCAGTGGACTCCATCTCGTAGGTGTTAGACAAAAAGTTTTTGATGGTGCTTGACCTATAGGACTTAGAAGCTCTTGACTTAACCTCTAGGATATCTGTAGTTCCAGATGAACCAGTGTCAGACACGTTAATCGCAAAGGATGCTAGACCTGTAGCTTGTGCTGCGTCTAGGGCCCTCTTGCTGAATGGGTCAGAGACTGTTCCAGAAATTGAAGAAAGTCCTGTCCAGTAATTGTCTATTCCTGCAGAGTGGGAGGTCACCTCTGTTCCGAATTGGCCTCTACCATGCTTAGCCACTTCTCCATTTTTTAAGCTGACCAGCCCCTGGTTAGACTCAAAGTTAGGCTCTGCGTAAATCCGAATTCTTCCTGTTGGATAGATCTTTCCATTAAAAGGTAACTGGGAGAAATACTCTTTGTAGTCTTGTGTACTTGTTAGCCAAACGTTACTTGCTGAGGTGGCATTGTTACTTGTCACTCTTTGAGGAACGCTGTACTCAACTGCATCAAATCTTATAATTTCTCCGTTAGCGTAGAAGTAACCACTATACCTAGATAGCCAGTAGACAGCTTCTCCAATGTCAATAATGTTATTCCTGACTTCTCCATTAGACACGTAGGGGATTACGTCCGTAACACTTGTATTAAGTGGCATAGCCCCTAGTACGTACCCAGACTGAGTGGAAGAGCTTTCATTAATAGCCTTAGTTGTGTCCTCCGATGGAACTTCCCAGAGCAGCACTGGCTTATAGATCCAGGTCTTATCTTTGTCCATTACGTAGGCTTGCCTTATTGTTCCGTAACTCTTCTGAATATAGTTTACGGAGAAGTTTATGTTCCCGTCGTTAAAGACTTCCATTCCCTGCTGGGCTACGTCAATGATTGACTCTAGGTTTTTTGAGTCATCCTTGCTTCCGTAGATAACTGTATCCGAAAGTCTTTCCCCAGATCCTGGAAGCATGTAACCTCTGGAGCAAACTATGAAGTTGTTGTCCTCGTCAAAGTACATTGCTGACTGGGTAGACACCGCCAACTCATTAAGAATTTCGGCTACTGTCTTGTCTGGTGGAACGTAGAAGAAGGGGATTACAGGATCAGACTCTGAATCTAGTCTCTTGAATACGTAATTAGAAAATCCAATCGAGTCTAGCAATACTGATATTGCATAAGAGAGCGATATATCTGGGAGGAATACTTGTGGTGCCTGGAGGGACTCGAAATAGAAAAACTTGTCCCTTAGATTAATAGTTACTTTTCTGTTTGCGTGTTCTATCTGGGGGAATCCATCTGCGTATAGAGTCTTTATCGGAACGTAGTAATCGACCCCATCTACGCCAAAGAAGGCATCAAAGATTGATATGCTGAGGTTGTTTGCAGCATACTTAGAGATAAGACTTTTTTCATTGTTTTTGTCAAAGGCTCTGTCGGGGTCAAAGATTGTTATAGATCCCGTGGAGGCTAGTAGCTGTCCAACTGGCAAACCACTAATGCCTAAGTCTGAGGCGTTCTTTTGTATAGACAAAGCTTCTGTATAATCTGAGATATCCGCAACCAGCCTAGGCGATAGCTCGATAAGGTCAAAAGTGGAGTTTAGGTTATTCATGGTCTTGGCCACTACCCGAAGACCGTTGATGTACTTGAACTCTCTGTACTCTGGAAGTCCAGACACGGAGACAAAGCTATCTGCGTTTACGATCTTGGATGTTATGATCTTGTAAGAGTCATTCTCATAGTCGGTGAGCCTCCAAGAATAACTTGAAGCAAATGACATGTAATACGTTCCTGTCCATACGTGGTATGTCCCACCGTCAGAAGCGTTATCCCTGACCAGGTATGCGTCTCCAACCCTGTCGGATGGCACTAAAGAAAGAAAGTCGGAAACTTCTCCCACCACGCTAAAACTTTCTACAAAAGCTTCTGGTATGTCTAGGCCGTATCCAATCTCCACATATCCGTCGGAACCGATGATAGGAGACCCATCTCTTCTCCTGTCAGAGGATAAGAATGATAGTGCGTTTACCCAGGAGTTATCGGCATCTAAGTACTGGATTTCCCAGTCAACAGGTGTCGTCTGATAGAGCTCTCCGTATAAAGGATCATCTATTGCTCCGTCCTCTGTAGAGAAGGGTCCCATATCTATGGAACCAATATTCGTCTGCATCTTTACGACAACTCTGTTAGCTGGCACAGGCTCTTTGTATACTACGAAGGGGGCTGCATCACTTATGTAGAACTTACTGCCCTGCTGATCATTAGCAATCCCATACTCTATGCCACCCTCTGTCCTGTATGACGTCCAGTACTTAAACTTGTCTTTCTTATCTGAAGCATAGTACCTTGGTCTCTGAGACATATGCATGTTTGCAGAGTGAGTATAGTTGTTATTTACTCCAATGCGAAGCTTGTTTATTCCAGACCTTGGCCTGAACCTTGCAAAGCAGTCATCTAAAGAATATAAAAGTTTTTCTTTTTGCTTTATAGAAAGAAAGGCTGTGGGAATTAACTCTTGACTGCTTAGTGTTTGGTCTAGGTATCCTCCTTGGATTACGACATCCGCATCGGTGGCGCTTGTATAGTATCCACCAGTGTCATAGGGATCAAAGGAATTAGGGATGTTTGAGAACTTTGTTTCATCCCTTGGACGAAATCTGTAGTTTCCTACCAAGTCTATATTATCTGCAAAGTTCATATTCCACTCAGCCAAGATTAGGGTCTGAGACTTTATTGATGCAGATGTGTTTATGTGAGAACTAAGCTCTGGACTGTTATACATTTAGGCCTCTTCCAGAGATACGGACAGATTCCAAAGATCTAAGTTTCCAGCACCCCTCTTTTGGATGCTATAGGTAAAGTCTGAAACGAACATTTCTTTTACCTGAGTGTACCTCTGTATAGCCAGGTCTGAGTATATGTCTGTTCCGTTAAAAACAGTGTCCTTGTAATTGTCGTAAGAGAGCATTACCCAAAAAGATCCTTGGTGATTGTTGTACCAATGAAGAAGCTCTGCCCCTCCTGCGCCACCGTCAGCCGTATACTCCGTGTCTGTTTTTCCTGGTACTCCAGAACCTCCAAGGTATTCGGTCTTTCCCTCGGAATCGAACTTAGGGTCTAAAGCGTAAGATTTTGAAGGAAGCATATCCCAAGACAAGGCTAGAGTTATCTTGTCTGCAATATGGTGAGATCGCATTCTTCCGTTAATAGTCCTTTGCCTGTTTTCTATTCTCTCTATAGCAACATCAATAGGTTGCCTGTTGTGGTCAGAGAGGATTATGAACTCGTCATTGCCTTTGATCCAAGTATTAGAACCTGGCTCGGAACCCGATGGCAGGTATAACCCGTTTGTCAGAACAGGCTCTGTCTCTGACCAAAGCACAGCTTGAGGTCTTGCATACTTCTGCCTACCAGTAACATAAGCGTTGCTTGCCATTACGACCTACCTCCACGTATTCTTTGAGAGTCTATACTCTTTATTTTTTGCATCACTGCACTAGCAATCTGGTCAGGGTTGGCATCTGACTTAACATTTACGTTCAAGCTATAATTATACACTGAATCAGCTGAGGATGTTCCATTATTCATGGACTTCATCTTATCTACCCCGAAACTCTTTACTGCTGACTTGCGCATTACGAACTCTCCTGGAGTCAGCATTGCTGGAACAGTGTCAGAACCCATAGCAAAGCCTCCGCTAGCAAAGTACTTGGGAACCATGCCTCCCATAGAATATCCTCTGACCACTCCACCCATGGCGTATCCTCTGCCACCCATAGTATTTTGATCTCCAGTCAAGCCTCTAACTTTTTTAATTCTTTCAATGTTTATGCTCTCGAGCCTTTTCCCCATGGCTGCATCTTCAAAGTTGCCACTACGGACTCTGTCTCTAGTAATCTGAATTAGCCTGTTAAGCTCTGCTGTCTCAGAGTCGTTGGAGTTGCCCTTGTCTACGGGACCCATACCTAAGTCTACTTTACCTCCAGTTAGTCCTGGAAGAAGAGCCAAAGCTTTCTTTATTGCCTCCATGTAAGACTCTGCTTCAACTCGAGCTAGGTTAGTTGCGTTCTCAATGTCTCCCCACTGCGTTTCTGTTCTACCCAGATAGGTCAGAGTTTCAAGCTGTGCGTCTCTTGCTTTTTCCGCTATGTTTAGAGACCTCTGGGCTGGGACCAAGGTATCGTGCTCAATTCTTTCAATCTCTTGCTTCCAGCCAGCAATCTGCTTCTCCAGCTCAACCCTCGTTTGGCCACTGGTCGAAGTTATGGAAGCTAACTCTCTTTCCTTAGCTGTGTCAATGTTTGCCTTCATCGTGTCAGCTTGGTCTGCAGCTGCCTGGGACCTGGCTTCCTGTACCGCCTGTGCTGCTGCAGCTATGTCACCACGAGACAGTGCGTCAGCTACGTTTAGAGACGCCTTCTCTTGTGACTGAATGAGCTTGTTTACGTTCTGAATTGCCTCCAGAGACTTAATTCTTGCTTCGTATTTTTCGTTGATAGCATCTTCAGACCTTTCTATTCCAGACAACTGGTATTCGTTTTCGCTTACTTTGTCTGTATAGGATTCGATAGCCTCTTCTGCTTCTTTTATTATTTTACCTGCAGCATCGAACCTAGGTCGGAACTGAATATCTATAGCTGCTTTCTTTGTTGCGAACCATTCTGAGATATTAGAAAAGGCTTCGCTTACAGCTGCTGCCTGACCTTCAGGAGTCGTAAGAGTTACCTGAATCTCAAGAGACTTCATCATTTCAATTTGCTTTAGGTAGTTTTTCAGTGCTGCAGCATCCAGCTTTCCATCTTTAAGGTCTGCAATGAAAGCCTTTGCTAAGTCTGCATTTCCAAGAATGTCGACTATGTCCTGTGCCTCAACCCCCATCTTACTAAGAATCGGAACTATTTTTAAGAACTGAGATTGCATCTGAATCTGTTCTGACCTCTCACCAAGGAGTTCTCTCAAAGCATTCTTCTTGCTTACTGCGTCAAGCTCTTTTACAAGAGACAGGATCTCCTTATACTTCTTACTTCCTACTTTTGTAGTAGATAGAGCAAGAGCTAAGGTTGAGTCGGACGCTGCATCAGAAGCTGCAGAAATATCCATACCAGCTTTACGTAGTAGTCCGTAAGCTTTTAGGCTATTCTTTATCTGGGATCTTTCTTCTTTTAACCCCTCTATTGCTTTTTGGGAAGCAGTTTTTTCTCCAGATCCTCCCGAGCCTTGGTCGGGGATATAGTTTTCTGCTGCGGTGTACTCTGCAATTTTCAAGATTAGGGCGTCGACGGCGTCGGTGTTCTGATTTGCTGCGTCGGCTGCGAGGGCGTGGCCGTATGCCTCATACAGAAGAGCATTCCCCAAAACCATTGCAGCTCCTGCAGCTCCAAGAGAAGTCTCTTTTAAAACATCGTAGGCTAAATTCTTGTCTTTAAGATTTTCTATCTCTTGCTCTAAGTCAGTAAAATTAGCTTGGGCTGCTTCGAGTACCTTTTGCTCATCAAGTGCGCTGGCGATGAGATCCCTGTTCTTTTTATCTAACTCCATCTTTTCTTTAAAGCCTTTTATAAAGTCGTTCTGTGCCCTATTTATTTTACTTTGCTCTTCAGGGTCAGCACCAGTAGCACCCATTAGGGCTATCATGTCGGGACTTACGCTAATCCCCATGGATAACATCTTAAGTGCAGTTAGTGCACCAGTTACATTAGTAATGTTTTCAAATAATTCACTATTCTCTATGCCCAGAGCTTTAGCTAGGTCTGGCAGGATTAGGGCTGCTGCTGCAGGTGGAATTTCTTCTAGGGAGCCCAGGAGCTTGTCTGTTTCGTAAGAAGCTGCGCTGGCAGAGATACCACCATTAACAAATTCTGTTCTTAAAGCTCCCAGGTTGCTTGCCAGGGTGGGGATTGTTTTTGTGATTCCTTCTACAGTTGCGTTGTATGCAAGTAAAGCTCTGTCCTTATCCGATGTCGCTTTTGAGTAGCTGCCTCCGTTTTTGATTATTGCATTCTCTGACTCTGCAAAAGCCTTGTTTATAGCCTCTGTATCAAATGATGAGTCATCGATTATGGTTGGTAGGGTTATGTCAATATCGGAAAAGTCTAGGCCTATATTTCCTTTGCCTGCAGCCATAGCAATTGATCTCAGCACCAGCTCTGCATCCTCTGACTCTAGTCCAGAAGCAGCTAAAGAGTTTGCCAAGGCCCTCATTATTTTTTTGCCCTCTTCTTTGCTAGCCGAAGATAGACCTGCTAGCTCATCCTTAAACTGTTCCTTTAGGGAGTCACTCTGAGACATTTCCTCAACTTGAGATTGCATCTCTGCGCTACCACCGTTAAGGCCTCCGACTTGCCCTGATGAACTAGTCTTGATATCTTTTCCAAAAAGCGTACCCAGAGCTTGTAGCTTTTCTGCGCTAAAGTTTGAAGCTTTCCCTAGATTCTCTACCCTCTTTGCTGCTTCATCAGATTTTTTCTTAAAGTGCAGGAACACAGCGATAAGTCCTGCCACAGCTAGACCAGCTGCGACAAAAGCCATTTTCATAGGACCTCCAACGAAAGCGCTGATTCCTGCAAGCCCCTTCTTCAATACTCCTCCACCTGCGACAGCGACCGTGGCTGCAGCTTCTGAGGCTGCTCTTTTTCTGTTGGCTACGGAAAGCAAGAAACTTTCTTTTGTAAGCATCTGAGTTATCTGGATTAAGGCAAAGAAGACTCCTGACAACTGGAAGACCTTCTGAGATACCTCTCCAAGCTTTCCACCTGCCATCATTCCTGCACCTGCAAGAGAGGTAAGAGCAAACATTCCTCCGCTTAGGGCACCTGACATCTTCTGAAGTCTTGCAGTGCTGTTTTTTGTAGCTGCGCTTTGGGCTTGGGTCGCTACAACGGATTGCCTTTGTGCAACCGCAGCTCTCGCTGCATCTCCAGACGTGTTTTGCTGAGGAGCTGAGGACCTTCTTTTGCCTGCTGGCTTCTGACTTGCAGCATCTACGATTCCAGACTGCCTCTGCTGGCTAGCACTTGAGGATCTCCTAGACCCAGACTTTACTCCCTGGTTGTAAGCTTTAGCGTCATCGGATCCATCTTTGGCAGCGAGCCTGTGTGGGCTCTTCCGATCTCTGTTCTGCATATACTGGTCTTGAGACTTGTTGCTTTGGACTCCCTTGTTATAGGCTTTTGTGTCTTCAGCTCCCTTTTTGATAAGGGCAGACTGGCTATTTGCTGGTGAAGACATCTGCTTATATCCTGTGTAGGACCTTTGTCCAGCTAGAGCTGTCGTTGAGCTACTTACCCTAGAAGCAGCTGTGATCTCTCTTTTCTCCTGAGCAGATCTAGCAGCGTGAGCCCTATCAGCATCAGCCTTGTGCAGTTTGCCTTGAACGGCTCCATTTGAATCAACGAGAGTGACACCATTACCTCGAAGAGAAGTTTTTCCAGACCTAATGTTTTCCGCATTCATCTTTGATGATATTGCTGACCTAGTAGCTACTTGGGCTTTTTGTCTTTCTCTCAGAGCACTGCCTGCAGTTCCCGTATTCCCTGACTTAGACTCTGCTTTTCTGATTACGATGTCTGCAGCTTTTGCTAGCTCGGCGTCAGATACTAAACCGTCTACAGAGAGCTCGTGGGCTAATTTTCCTATTTCGTCATCAAGCTGTTGCATGGTAGCTACCATATCCGAAGACATAGATTCCCTGGGTCCTAGGGCTCCCGTCTGTCGCATGCCAGCTTCTCCTGCAGCGGTGAGGCCACCTTTTCTTGAAGAATACTCTTTTAAGAACTGATCCTTATTCTGCCCAGTCCTAAGTGCTATGTTTTGCTCTCTGGACATTTCTCTGGTTAGACCAGAAAGACCCATAGATCCGTCTGCATTTTTTGTAGGCAGGGTAAGGTGAGCTCTCTGTACCTCGTTTGGGCCACCTTTTGGAGACAGGCCTCTGGCTCTGACCTCTGCTTTAAGGGCTGCTGCGGTTAATTTTGATTGGGCCTCTAGCTTATCCATAACAGAGGTCAGGGAGTCGAGGGATGTCCCTGCATCGGCGAGACCTTGTATTCTGGACTGCATGGCTCCTGAACTTCTTCCATCTGGGACACCATACTCTTTGCCTCCGACGTTGACCTTACCTCCGAGAATTCCGCCTTTAGCAAATCCTGGGATTCCTCCTGAAATAAGCTTAGCAAAAAATCCTGGATTCTTGCTTACTACCTTGGCTGGTATGATAGCTTCTCCATTAGAGACCTGCGCCAAGATAGAGTCTGAAGTCCCTGTTCCCTCACCTGAGATTATTCCACCAGAAGCGTATCCTTTGACCGCACCTTTTCCGATGGATGTTGGCATGGGACGAACTGCTGTTAGTCTTGATGCAGCGAGAGCTGCTTTTTCGTATGCTGCTGTCAATAGGGATACAGCTGTAGTCTCGGATGTGAACTGCTGAGTTAGCCTCATGTGTGACTGCTCAAGAGATGCTGATGCTGCGTTGGCTATCAGTTGCTCCTGTGTAAGGTACTGAGTTTGGCTTCCCAGTACGCTGGTGTCCTGAGCTGTTCTTAGGAACATAGTTCTTAGAGCTGCAAAACCTTTAAGAATGTTTGCTGCGCCGTTAGCAAGAAGACCAAACGTCATCAGAGCTACGGGGGCTATTAGTCCCAGGACAGCTGTTAAGACTACGACAAAGTTCTTTGCTCCGTCACCCATCTTATCGAATTGGCTAAGAAGTTTAGTAGCAAACTGAATAATAGGTGTGGCTGCTTTGATGAATTGCTCTCCAATAGGAGCAATGGCAATCCTCAAGTCCTCAAAAGCCTTCTTGAATGCGAAGGTGGTTGACTCTGAAACAGCTCCAAGCTCTTTGGAAGATAGGTTTGCAAGCTCTTGAGTTGAAGCTCTAGTTAAATCTAGAACCCTTGCTGCCTGGCTACCCTCTTTTGTTATGTTCTGGAATAGGGTTGAGATTCTTGCGAACTGAAACTTTCCAAAAAGTTCTTCAATAGCTCTCGATCTTTGCAAAGGCTGCAATTCATCTAGCGCAAAAGCAAGCTCTGTTACGGTTGTCTTTATGTCTCCTGCGTTGCCCTCAACAATACCATTAATGTTAATTCCCAGACCCTTCATCATTTCTGATGCTTTCATGGTTGGGTTAATTATTCTGGCAAGACCCGACTTTAGAGCGTTAGCTCCTTCTGAGGCATTGATGCCACCTTCTTTCATGGCGGTCAAGAAGTAGGCTAGGTCTTCTACGCTTCCACCAAGTTGTTGGATAACTGGACCAGCTTTTGGAATAGCTATGGTTAAGTCTTCAATGGCCGTCACTGTCTGGTTCTCTACAGCGTTAAGAAAGTCTATCTTTCCTGCTAAGTCTTCTGCCGAGATTCCGAAAGCGTTTGTTACAGAGATCGTAGCCTCTAGGGCTTTTGCTTGATCCACAGATCCCAGCACGGACAGCCTTGTAGCTTCTGATACTTGGGCCATTAGGTCTGCCCCTGTCTTACCCATGGCAGCTACGTCTGAGGCTAGTGCCAGGGTTGATTCTAGGGATACTCCATACTGGGTAAACTCTGAGGCCAACTCTTTAAGCTGGTCAATCATGGCGTTGGCTTCTTCTGGTGGGGTGAAGAGCTCTCCGTATACACGCCTAAATCTAATAGCTTCTTCTTCGACCTTCATGAATGTTTTACCAGCCATGGATCCGAAGATTGCTAGAGGAATAGTAAAACCAACCATAAGCTGTCTACCAGCCCACTGAGTATTCTTTCCGAAGTTCAGTAGGTTGGTAGACCCCTGCCTAAGCAGTTGGTTAAAGATTTGTTGCTTCTGGGCTGCTATAGCTGTTTTAGTGGCGAGATTGTTCATGTCCAGACTCAAAGGTCTGACTGCTATAGATTGTAGTGCCCCATTAGCGTCTCGACCCATGGCAACGTATTGGGTCTGCAGGGTTTTTACACGTTCTCGTGCTACCTTGTTTATGGTGTTAAACTCACTAATGAATTTACGACCAAAGGTTTTAGATGCCCCACCAGCGTATCTAAAGTACTGCCCCATAGACAGCTTGTTTTTCTCAAGAGCATTCGTGAAGTTCTCTGTGGTGGAATGCACTCTTTGCATACTGGCATTAAACTTACCAGATGAGTTTATGTCGGATATTAAGTTACGTTGTAGGTTCTGTTGGCTAGCAGTGTTGACTGCCGACCCCTTTGCAAGCTGCCGATGAAAGGTTGATATTTGAGACTGAAGTTGCTTAATCGATGCAAGAGCTGCCGTTGTATCTATGTTTACGCCGAATTTAGCTTCGAAATCAGCCATTCACTAGCACCTCGTGTTAAGTATTATGTTGCAAGAACATTGGCATCATCTAGGACTATGCCTGATGCTGCTTCTACCACCTTGTAAACAGTTGGAAGATCTAGGTTCTCTTCAAGAGCCTTTAGATCATCCGCTATTTCTGGCTTGTACTGACGCATTGCAATCTGCACACACTCCATAAGAATGTCCATTGACTTGTCATTGTCTGTAGCAACCTCAGAAATTTCTCCAAACTTCTTCAAAAATGAGCGTAGCAGTGAAACCTTTAGGGGACGAACAGTTAGCTTAGTTCCATCCATTAGTTCGATCTCGGTTTGCCCGATAGTTGTTGTAGCCATTTGTGTTTACCTCTCCATAGACCTTTATTGGTCTACACAATTATAGCATAGTTAGGGGACGGATTATCCGATCTTCTCATACGACAGGCCCATACCTATACCAAAACCAGCCTTTGCAGCGTTGTTTCCCTGTAAGGCTACAATATCGTCAGGGTCTGAGGTCTTTCCACGTGAGAATACTCTGGCCTTCATCTCTTCCCATGCGTTAGCTTCTTTCTTACCCGTCTGCTCATCCAGGTCAACACCCTGCATAGCTGCCAAGAACTTCTTCTCTGCGTAGTCAAGCTCTCTCTTCATCTCTATGGTCTTACTTAGTTCTGGCAAGGAGATAGAACTCTCCAACTCCGCATAGTCTTTCCAAATTCCCAGAAGAAAAGCTTCTGCCTCTAGACTGGCAAGGTCAAAAGTTTCCCAGCTTGCTTCTGACTCTTTAGCCTGATCAGATATTGGCTCAGGCTTTTCTGTACTCAGACTGATGTCTGCTGCGTAATTGAGTATTTCGTAAAGAGTTTGAACATCAAAGTTGTCCTCGACTTCTTCGGATGTCTTTATTGAGGGGTAGTACTGTCTCATAGATATTCTTATGCACTCTATGAGATGCTTAAGAGCTACATCATCGTTAGAACCCTTAGAAGTCCTTACCTCTGCGAACTCAACCATGAAGTCACGGAGAAACTTTATTTTAAGTGGGGTTACGTAAATCTCTAGCCCGTCTACTGTGTAGACGTATCCTGAATTATATACTCTAGTTGCCATGCTTCTATTATAGCAAAAGAAAACCCCCTAGCATTACACTAGGGGGAAATCTAACTAATCTTTTGGTCTGCTTACGCAGGCATTGCTAGTGTGCGGTCAACGATCTTTCCGTATGATGCAGCGTTGTTTGGTAGCAAGCGGAAGCTTACCTCAAACATTGTTGCTTCGTCACGCTTAGCTGATACTGTAACGCTCTCGATTGAGAGTGCACGGTATGCAACATAGACTCGCTCAATTGCTGAACCAGCAGCACAGTCTCCTGTACCTGGACCAACAGCAACCAAACCACGCTCTACTGGACACTCACCGATGTCACCTGCGGACAGGTTTAGGGTGCTTAGTGTGGAAGATGTTCCACCTGTGCCGACTACGTCGACTAGGTCGTCATCCTGTCCAGCTACTGCAAACAGTAGGTTCTCTAGTGTTGCCTCTGCAAACGATGTATTCAGGTTAACCTGCATACCCTGCTTGTAAAGTTTTGCAACGTCTAGTACCTGGTCAACGCTTACTTCTCCGAAGTCTGGCTGGAACTGTAGCTCCAGTCCGTTGCTGGTGTAACCAACATTTCGGAAGTCAGCATCTGCCTCAAGCGTATCCTTTAGGGATTCGTTATCAACGTAGGCTGGCATGGCTGCGTCATTCAACTCGCCAAGTTCGTATGTAAATAGAGCTGCTGCACCAACAATGATGTTTGCACTCGTACCACGTGTATATGCCATATTTCTTTCACCTCTTTTTCTTAATAGATAGAAAGGGCGTTTGTTTCCTCAATTACAATTATACCAGAGGTTTATGAAGAACTACTCTTATGCCAGTCATAGTCAATAATTATTTTATTACCTGCAAAGGTTCTGGCTGTGCCAAAATCAACAATATCTCTGCTCTCTTCAAGCTGGTAAATTTTTATCTTGTGAAAGAATGGAAGGGGGAGTGGGGTTCCTGAATCATCGACTAGAGGTGATGCTGAAGACTGCTTTGCTTTTATCCAAGCATTAAGATCTTGAGCAGACTCATCCTCATTGTCTAGAAGGTCTTGAACCTTTTGAGCTAGCTCGATCATGAACGGAATGGGATTTTCTCCAGTTGCATAGAAGTAATAAAGCAGCTGCTCTGACTTGATGTGTGGGAATGGGGACCTTCTCATTTTCATCATTCTATCGTAGACTGCGAACTGCCCACCACCATCTGGAAAGCTTGCTGTCAAGTCTTCTATAGCTGTAGGACTGGTGGGGAAAAAGGGCAGGTTAGTGTCACCCGTAAACCCGTTGAGGGGATTCTCAGAAAAGTAATCCGTAATCTTTTCTTTCATGTATCCATTAATAAAAGCTGGTGGATAAAAAATTGTCATTATAGAGCTCCCTTTGATACGTTAACGATCCAGCGATAGCCTGTCTCAATACCTTTTGGCTTACCTAGACTCTTGCCCGATCTCATGTTATTCTTAAACATGGTGCCATTGCTAAAGTGTTTTGCTATACCACTATTATACAGGAATGCTTGAGTAAAGTATTGTCTCATAAACATGTCTAGCGTTCTTTCCAAAGATCCTTGGACTTCTACTCCACCTGGATTTTCTACTCTGATTTCTTTTTTTGTAAACACAGTCTCTCCATCCACGTCAAAAACTAGAACTTGAGATGAGACGGGCCTTATGGTAACAGGAATGCCCTCTTCCATGATTCTCGCCTTGTCATAAAATGGTACTTTCGATCCAGCTTTTACTGATGAAGACTGGCTAAGTGATGACTTAAAAGAGAGTCCCAAGTTACTAACTGTATAGTTTATATCAAAGAGTCTGGCTTCTGGGCTGCCGTTCTTGTACCACTCATATACGTGGTGAAGAGACTCTGGATTTATCCTAGCACTTGAGTCCACGAACTCTTTCATTATCTCTGTGGCGTTCTCTCCTAGGTTCCTCAGGAACATGGTCTTTCCCTTTTGGGCACCCTCGAGAAAGCCTATGGAGTAGTCTATGATGTTATTCATCTCTCTGGCAAACTTTGCCGTGTTATACGAGACCTTCATTTAAATATCTACTGACTGGTTCTCAGATCTTTTAAGCATAACCTTGTAATACTCTACGTTGCCGAAAGGTCCTAGGAATGGCTCTTGACCAGCTACCTCAAATATGGTTGACTTCCCTATCCTAATGCCTGCTGTCTCGATATAGATCTGATTCCCATTCTTGTCACAAAAATTACTAACTACGATGTTTGTTATTGAAGTCTTTGCAAGCTTACTGGAGACTCTCAGGTCTGTCTTCGTTCTTCCCACGAGGGTAACTTCTTGGGTGATGTTTACGTTTGGCTTGACATCCTCGCTCATGGCAGATCCCTGGCTGTTCATGCTCACAGCAACTATCCTGTCGGCTATCCACTGTTTCTTAATGTTTCCGTAGGCCCCCTGCTCAACTAAGGGGTAGAAAACTGTTGCCAATGTGGGGTACAAGAAATCTGGAGTCTCATTTACGGACATGCTACAGGACCCCTAGTCTAGTGATAGACTTGTAATACTTTGAAAGTATTTTATCTACCATTATGTTTCCTGTTCCTTCGAATACTCGGTTATCAAACTTTATCTTAAACTGGTCAGTGCTGTAATCTGATATGTACCTTTTGTAATAGTCCAACTTGCCACACGAAATATCCTCTACTAAAAGCTCGGTGGCTTTTACGATGTCTGATGGTACGTTTTTGTATCCTGCTGCCAAGATAACCTTATAGTCTGAATTCTTAACAAAGCCACTGTTGTAATATGTCATGTGGTTGGAGTCTGTAGCTGCTAG